ACGTTCATAGTATCCTCCTTCTTGTTAAGAGTTAATGCCACACAACCGATCAAGCTAACTAACATTGTAAGTTCAAACATAGTAACCTCCTTAGTATACTGCAATGATAAGTTTATCTTTAGCCAATTGCTTAGCAACATCTGCTTTAACATAATCGTATTTACCATTCAGGTATTGTACTCTAATCATTTTCATTCTCCTTTTAGTTAAGTTACTGTTAGTTGTTCTTGCCACAAACACAGCGAGTATAAGTTACATCATTAATTTCAACACGACGACCACAGTCACAAATCACTTTAGTTTGTTGTTTATTATTACTCTTCATGTTATATCTCCTTTATTATTATTATACACTCTACTCTACACTAGGGGCATTAATTATCTTATTCTTTACATTACACTATATACCAGGCCAGTCGTAAAAATTTCAAATTTTTTTCAAACACATCTACCCCTAGTAGGGTTAAATACACTGCTTCCGATACGAAACCGTTGAATATACTGGTTTAGTATTGGGTATACTCTGCGCTCCTAAATCCTTATAATATTATTAATTCTTGGGAGGCAAAAGTGGACTCTATTAATCTAATACAAGCTAGACAGGTCGCAATCGCGATTAATTCATACGGTGAGAAAAATACCGATATGGACTTTCCTTCTTTAATCAAATTCGTGGAGAAGAAGACCGGGGAAGATCAAGAAACCATTTCAAAGGTTATTGAGTTCTTACAGGTCATTCAAGGTGCAACAGAGATAATCCCCATTCACGACCCAGAGGCCACGACCATGGCCGAGCGTGTCAAAGAATTCATGGACCGTCCCATAGACCTAGCCAATGAGTTACAATACAATTATGGCGTAGCCCGCGCGCTATTAGATATGATCTTAACTCGTGGAACGAATCCTGACAGCGAAGAAGTCAGAAAGACCCTCCGCGAGATCGCACGCTTCTCTGATGCAATGCTCAAGATGCAAGAGAGGGTATTCAGTATCCAGCAAGTTCAGTTCTTTCAAGAGCAGGTCATTTGCATTCTTGAAGAGTCCGCACCAGAGCTTCGCGACAAGTTGACAATGCTACTCTTGGAGGCTGACCTGTGAGCGAACACGGAGATTCCTTCAAAGAGCAGCTTAAGACTCGTGTACAGTCTCAGTCGGATAGACAGATTCCTTCTGAGTGGATATGTGAACATACGAAGTTGCGTAATCAGAACTATTCATTCGTGGATCATGAGTATCAGATCCAATTTGTTAATGATAAGCATCGTATTGTAACTGCTAAGAAGTGTGCTCAGATTGGGTTCACAGAGATACTGCTTCGGTGGATGCTCTGCTTCTTAGTTCAACACCAAGGCTCACAGACTATCTTCACACAGCCGACCGATACAGACGTAGGTAAATTTGCCAAATCTCGTGTTGATGTGCTCTTTGAAGAATGTGAGATAATTTCCAGGCTAGGCACGGGAGGAATAGATAGTGCGTATCTTAAGCGGGTTGGTCAGTCATTTCTCAATCTTCGAGGCACCTTCGGAACCAAAGCAGCTATCTCTGTTCCCAGCGACGCAAACGTATACGATGAAATCGACTTCTCCAATCCGAGAGTTCTTAGCCAGTTCAAATCGCGGCTACAACATTCCAAGTACAAACTTGAACGACTCATATCAACTCCCACTCTTCCCAATTATGGCGTTAGCGCACTGTATGAACAATCTGATCAGAAGAGAGTCACATGCAAATGCGTGTATTGTGGGCATTACCAGTTCATCACCTGGGAGAATCACGTTTGGATTAAGCACACCACAACCGGCAAATGCGCTCCCAAGAACCCCGATAGCATAGAAGCTTATATAGCTAAGCCATGGGAATTCTCGCCGTATATCGCATGCGAGAAATGCGAACGGGAGCTCGATAGAAATTGGCATCGCGGATGCCGTGAGTGGGTAGCTGCTTACCCTGAGAGGGCTGCCGATCTGGATAATGGAATTTCCGGATATCATATCTCTCAGTTGGATGTTGACTTCGTCAACGTATCAGACATCGTAAAGGCGTCCGACAAACGGTTTCCAGAAGGCTTCAAGAAGGAACAGGATTTCGACAACTTCGTCCTGGGGAAAGAGAGCAGCGGCGGAGAGGGCATGAAGATAGACGACAGTGTGCGTGTCCTGGCCACCTTGGAGGGAATGAAGACAGTCCTTTCGGCTACGGGTACATTTTTCGGGATTGACCTTGGTAATAAGTGTAACATCACCGTCATTAAAGACTTCTGGCTCCCTGGCCATGAGACCCGGGTGCCGGTTATTATTGCGGCCTTCACGATCGACAAAGAGGAACTGGATAACCTTGATCAAGTAATAGATCGATATCGTTCACTCTACATCGTGTCTGACGCACAACCATATACAACCGCAGTCTCTAAAATAGCCAAGTTACCGAAGTATGAGAATCGCATGAAGATATGCTACTTCGGTGGAAAGAAAGCTTTTACCACGTCCGATTCGCAGATCGAGGTCACTGCTAACAGAACTCAGATGTTGGATATGGTTACAGATGATGTACCCAAAGGACTGGTGATGGTTGCGGAAGACGTACCTGATGAGTACTGGGCTCAGATGAAGAATCTCGTGAAGGTTAAAGCTGAAGATGAGGATGGCACGATTACCTTCGACTACGTTAAGGTGGGTGACGACCACTATGGCTTCTCTACCGGCTACGCTCTGTTAGCTCGTAAGATGTTCTACGAACTGAAACCAAACGGAAAGACTGGTGTCGCACCAGTCGAAATCTCTGGACATAGGACAACGATATGAATACCTCATGGTTAAGAAAACCCATCTCCGAACACTTTGCTGGTCGCAAACAGCTGGTACCGCAGACTACTAATCAGAAAGTCGATATCGGTAGCCTTGTTAGAGCGAAGCAAACGCAAGGTGAAGTTGTTGACCCTAACAATCCTTTGGGCAGAGCTGATCGGACGCTCTACAAAACCGACGTCAAGGATTACCGCTACGCTTCCACTGCCGACGAATTGTTGGAGCAGCTTAGCAAGTGGGACCCTGATGTCTCCGCAGGCATTTGGAACTTCTTGCGACTTGCCAACAGTGGAATGACGATCGTAGCCATGACGGATAAGCTAGTGCCGGATGCGAAGCTACAAGGCGTTCTGGATTCTATCTTGTTCAGACTCTCAGGGATGAACAATTACAAAGAATGGGACCTCTACCGCCCAATCGAAACAGTGGCAAGTACAATCATTAAGTACACTCTGCTTCGCGGCGGCTGTGGATTAGAAGCGGTGCTGGGAAAGAGCAAAGCGCTCCAGAAATTTGTTATTGTAGACCCGCTCAAAGTTCAGTTCAGGCAACCGCAAAATGGCGTCTTTGTCCCGTTCCAGACCAAGACAGACGGTACAGAAGTGAATCTTGCTATACCCACTTTCTTCTGGCAGTTACTTGATCCTGATGCTGACACTCCTTATGAGACTCCTCCCTTCTTGCCCGTTATTCAGGCTGTCTTGTTTAACATCTCAGTTATGCAGGACCTGGAGAGGATCGTCAAGCGCACGGCTTATCCTCGCATCTCAGTCAAGATCATTGAGGAGACGCTCCGTAAGTTTGCTCCTGTAGAGGCGCAGACTGATGACTCGGTTATGGCCACCTGGTTGCGAGGTCAGAAGACTCAGATTGGTGAAGCGCTGCAAACCTTGAATCCTGAAGATGCTGCGGTGTTCTTTGATTCTCTTGAGATTGGTGTTCTGGAGACGAAAGGAAATACCACTGTTGACTTCAGACCTTTGAAGTCAGTCATTGACCAGCGAGTGGTTACTGGTATGAAGAGTCTGCCGACCATCATGGGACGTTCTTTTGGTGCCTCACAGACGATTGGCGGTGTTGAGTCTCTCTTGTATGCGAAGTCAATTGTTACCTTGCAAGAAGTGGCAGCTCATATGCTTTCAAGAGCATTGTCTCTGGCGCTCCGGTTAGAAGGCAAGAAAGGGTTTGTCAGCGTAACCTTTAAGCCCGTGAGTTTGAAGCCCGAAAGTGAGATGG